AAATCATCAAGAATTTTTTTATTTTTGCCTAACTCTTCAAGACATTCATCTAAACCTTTTTTTACATCAGATAAATTGTCTTCATCAAAACCATATTCTAAGTAATCATTTGGGGGACAACCTTGCACTCCAAAAAAATCTGCATCATCACTTGATTGAACTGCAACCCAAAACTTACCCTCAATATCGCCATTATAATATCTACCCATTATTTATTCTCCTTTGTTATCTTCTATAAATAAAAAACCACTTCCGTTTCCCTCTTCATCTCGAGAAACAGAAACTTTGCAATCTCTGTACCCTTTCTTTTCTAAAATAAAAACTGGAAATTGACTATCAAAACCCTCATCAATCTCACTATCGTTTTCAAGTTTAAATCCTATAATCCTATAACCGACTAATTGTCCGTAATACTTATTTGCCCATTTTTCCCATTGTGTATTCGCCATAATATTTCTCCTTTTAATTAAATGGTATTTGAATATGTGTATTTTCTTCCCATTGATTTTCTGTAATTAAAAAATCAATTCTGTTAACCAAATGATAACCACTTTGAATAAATTGATATCCATCTTCATCATGGATAGTCCAAACATGTCTATCGCCATTTGGTTTGTTCATTAGTTCTATAAATTCATTATCATTAACCCAAAACCATTTTTCTAATGGTTTATATTTTTTAACAAAGGTTTTAAAATAAATCCTTTTTTGATTATTAAAGAAAGGTGTTGTTTTCCACCCATGACTAATTATTGACATAATATTTCTCCCTTTTGTTGTTGCAATAATCAAGAAAAGGCACGATTAAATCATGCCTTTTTTTGAGTATTACCCACTCTTTTTCATCTCCACTACATTAGACTTTTCCTTTGAAAAATGTCTTTCTGCAACCTTATCATTAATTACATACTGTTTTTGAGTTAAAGTGTCTATGATAACAAATGGATTTTTCCTTGCCCTATTTTTAAATCCATGTAATTTAAATTTGTGAGTTCCCTCATTCCAAATCTTTGTTAAATCAAGACCTCTGATACTTGCAATCATTTCTAAATCTTGCTCTGCTCTAGTTTTGCCACCCTCAACTAAAACATTAAGTTTAAATGTTGCATTGTCTGTGGAATAACTGCAATTACCTAAATCTAACTTTAAACCCAAATCAAGTTCATCAAGTTTAGATTGTATTTTCACTCTTATTTCTTTTAGTGTTATTTTATTAAGTTCCATTTTATTTCTCCCTATAAAAAGTTTTAATTGCCATTTCTTCGGCATCTTCATCTGTATAACCATCTTCTTTAAAATGATTACACAAATCCTCTAATTGAGTTTCTTCCCAATATTCTCTACTCATTTTGCCAATCCTCTAATATTTGTTCTGCCACCTCTTTAATAGTATCTTTATCAAAAATAATTCCTCTTTTTTCAAATACTTCATTCATGGCACTATTAATTGCTTGTTCATTTGTCATACCTTGTTCGGTTAAACAAAACCCCAAATGTTCCTCAACCTCAATAAATAAATCTTTATACTGTGACATTTTCAATCTCCTCTACTGAATACACTTTCCAATTAGTTTCATATGGTTCATTTTCACTAACCATATTGTTTGCTTTAGTTTCTGCATCTTCTAAATTATCTGCATCAACCTCAATTTCGTATGTTCTTATTTCATCAAGAATGACTTTATATGTTTTCATCTATAT